AGGCGCAAGAAAACTTTATTATAAAGAATACGGTTATGAGCTTGTCGGTGAAATGTCGAAAGATGGGCCTAATGTTACCAATAACTTTTTTACTTTAATCAACCACCCGCTTGTCAACGGTCAGCGTGTTTTTTATATAGGAGGAACTGGTCTTAGTGGTGTTTCTCCAGGTGCTAGCAATGAATATTTTATCATTGGCGCAACTACAAACACTTTTAAGTTAGCATCCAGCGTTGGCGGTGATGAGATCGATATTAGTGGCACGGTTACAACCGAATTAAAATTCTACAAAAAATTCATTCCTGCCTACACCAAAATCACCCTAGAAGCTAGCTCGACCACAGGCATTAATGACGGCGATGGTTTCAAGTCCACAGATGTCGGCAGAATCATCCGCATGAACACCGAAGTAGCACCACAAATCAAATGGGGCTATGTCGAAATCACCACACACACCGACACGAAAAATATCACCGCAGTTGTTTCAGAGCCACTGGCATACACCGATGCAACAACGGAATGGCAGTTAGGAAGTTTTTCCTCGACCACAGGCCACCCAAGAACAGTCCAAATCTACCAGCAGCGCTTGGTGCTAGCAGGCACATCCGAAGAACCGCAGACCGTTCACTTCAGTAAGACCGGAGACTTTGATAATTTTGCAGCCAGCGAACCGATTGGCGTGCAAACCGGCAACTTTAATTCTGCGGGCGCAAGCATCATGGGCGAGCAAATCTACAGTGACAATGCGTTTTCGCTCCTTATTTCATCCGACACGGTTGACAAGATTGAATGGATGAATGAGGGCCGAAGATTATCGTTAGGAACATCTGGCGGGATTTACCAGATGTTTGGTAATCGTGATGATGTGACGATTACGCCGTTCAATTTTACCGTTGAGAAAATATCGAACTGGTCTGCGCATGATTCTGCTACTCCCGCGCAGATCGGCAACAACGTGCTTTACGTCCAGCAGAATGGTCGCAAAGTGCGGGAACTGATTTTTGACCGCGAGCAGGAACAATACAGCGCCAAAGATATTACGTTGCGCGCAGAAGATATTACACAGACCGGAATCAAAGCGCTGGTGTTTCAAGATCAGCCTGCTTCTTTGCTCTGGGTGGTTCGCACCGATGGGAAAGTTGCGACATGCACCTATAACACAGACCTGAACATGTCCTCTTGGGCGCTTCATGTCATTGGCGGCGCGCACACTGATGCAACTTTTGGCAACCACGCCAAAGTCGAATCTGCTGCGGTGATTCCGCGTGGATCGGGAGCATCTGGGCATGATCAACTCTGGATGGTTGTCAAGCGAGATGTCGATGAATATCTGACTCAGTTTCCCCACACAGATATAAACGCAAGCACCAATGTCATCACCATCGCATCACACGGCTTGAGTGATGGAGATGCCATCAAGTTCACTACCAGCGACACGATGCCTGCAAATGTCATCGCAGGGACCACATATTATGTGCGCGATAAAACTTCTACCACGTTCAAGATTGCAGCTTCTTCTGGAGGTTCAGCAATTGATATTGACCAGGGCAGCGGTACGCACACCATCTACAAAAAAGATGTTACACAGCGCTATGTCGAGTTTCTGGAGCAGTTTTACGACAATAGTATGCCTGCATCAGATGCGCATTTTGTTGACTGCGGCTCTAACTATTCCGGCAGCAGCGCCAGCACACTCACCAGCCTGCACTACGCCGAAGGTCAAACTTTTTCTGTTTTAGGAAATGATGCTGATCAGCCTGACAAAGTAATTACTGCGGGCGAACTTTCACTGGCACTTCCAGTAACTACTGCGCGCGTAGGATTTTCCTTTAATTCCGATATTCAAACTCTAGCACTTGCCATCGGTGATCCTAGCACGCAGACCAGCATCGGTAACAAGAAACGCATTCACCGGATTCATGTAAAGCTGCTGGACACGATGGGATTGAAATACGGCATCAGCGTGGATGATCTTAGCATAGAGACTTTTCGTCTGACCAGTGACTCGATTGGCACGGCGCTGCCGCTGTTTACCGGAGACAGAGAACTGACGATGCCTGGAGTCTATGACACTTCCGGCGAAATTTACTTGCGCCAGGATCAGCCATTTCCAAGCAATATTTTAAATATCGCAATCGACTACGAAACTAACGAGTAATTATGATCCAATACGTTGGCTATCTGATGATGGCGAAGATGGCGCTGGATGGTATCGGCGGCTACATGCAAAGCGAAGCTGCTGAACGGCGTGCGAATCAACAAGCCAGTTTGTACCGGAAGCATGCTGATAAGCGATATAACCTAGCACTGGAGAGTGCTGAACAAACCAAACAAGTAGGTGAAGAACAAGCACAGCTATTTGAGCGCCAAGGTGGGCTAGCTCTGACTTATGAAGCTAACAAAGGACAGCAAAAAGTTTCCGATATTATTTCACGATCTGGCAGCAGCGGTGCTGTAGTCGGCTACGGCGCACCTCGATCACTAGCAATGACTCAAGCGCTTGCAAACAAATTTAACCAGGAAATCATGCGGGAGAATATTAATGCACGGGCCATGAACGCGCGCGTGACCGCATCCAGAAATGCTAGAGCCATTCGCCGGAATGCTGAACAGGAACGTGAATATTACTATGACATGGCTTCCATGCAGAACAGCGCTGCTAATAACATTGCACGCATGCGCCCACTAACCTTGTTGACCGGATTTGCAGACACTGGATCGCAGATGATGTCGATGGATTATTCCTCGCGCGTGCGAACTGGTGGTGGCGATCCCAGCAAAGGTAAAGGCATGTCTATTTTTGACTCTTTCTACACAAGCTAATGCCACGACTACGATTTCAGCAAGCATCTCAGCAGCTAGAAGTTCCTAATATTGCTGCGCCTGCGCAATTGCGTGGCGGGCAAGTGCCGAATGTCATGCAGTTTCTCCAGTATGACATTGGACCGGCGCAAGCAGTGAGTAACTTGGGCAAGGTTGCAGGAAAAGCTGCTGACCGGTTATACGATCACTACATCTATGACCTGGAGCGTGGAGATCGCGAGCGCAGGCGTGATGAAGGCGATGTGACTAATTCTCTAGCAACTTCCATCAAAGGTTTTGTTTCAAACTTGGGGCGCGAAAGAACCGGTGAGTTTAGAGATCGCGGTATTGCTGCTGAAGATTTTGAAATCAGTGTGCAGAAGGAAATAGATGATCAGATTGAAGTTCTATTAGGAAACGATTTAGTTGCGGCGCATATCGAAAGCCACAACTTATCAGAGAGCCAAGCAAAGAAGTTTAGAAATCGCCTGAAAAATTCACTGGAGAACGCATCGCTTGCAGGCGAAGACCGAATTATAGGTAGAAAATTTGACATAGAAGATCAACAAGTCGAAAACGACTACAATCAAGCAATCATCGGTGCTAAACAGGATTTTGCGCAGGCAGTGCAAGACAAGGGCTTGCTTTTCAAATCGCAGTACACCGCAGAATCTAGCAGGCAGCAGCTTAGTCAGGATATTAATGATGAATTGTCTAGTGTAATAGAAGCAGCAAAAAATAATCTGCCGGAACGATTTCACACACGTTTAGAGCAAGAACTGCGCGGGCAATTTATTAATCAAAACGGACAACTGCAACTTTGGGCTGTAAATAAAGAATTTAGTGAAGACCAGAAGAACAAAGTTAAAGATGTCAACCTAGCACGCAGGCAGGCAAGCATTGAGTTTCGTGATTACATGCGCGAGCAGGACTTAGAGAACAAGCTGAAAGAAACAAATGACCCTGAAGTTATAAACCAACTTTCCCAGCAAATTGTCAGCAAGGCTCAAGAGGTCGTCAGTAAAGCTGCGACAGCCAGAGGTATTAAAAATGAGCGCGACATAGCTTTAATCGGTCAGGATCTTCAAGCAATCGCCGGAGAAGGTGATTACAACATGAAAGTGCAGGCAATCAATCGGTTTCTGCGAGAAGAAGATGAGCTTGAGCGTGAAAACGAGCGTTTGCAGGCGTTGACAGAAGACCAAAGGCGTGCGGAAGCGCAGCGAGCTTACAATGAGCAAGTCGCGCCAATCATACAAAACTACAACAATAGAAACATTACGTTTAAAGAAGCGCAGGATCAATTAAAGGCTGCTTCTGAATCAGTGCAAAGCCAGTTTCTTCGCGTTGCGCCAATCGGTCAAGAATTAAGTCCAGAAGATAAAGTTTTCAACGGATCAATTACCCAGAGCGTTGACGGCATATACTCTAGCATCAATCTTTCTATTTCCAGAGAAGAAGGAAACAGAGAAAATTCCCTTTCTCAAACACAAAAACTTGACAGAAAGCGACTAGAAGAAACACAGAAGGCTGCAATTATTGACGATGCCGCCATAGAATACCGCCGGAGACTCATTAATTTTAATGAGGACATGGTAAGAAAACCAAGTTCCGCACACACATCAGAATTCATCCAGCAAGAGCAGAATCGGCTGCTCAATGAAACTTTGGATGAATTTGCACCGCAAGATTTTGAATCTCAGTTTCCTGTTCGTTCAGAAGTGAACAGAGCGCTTAGTAAAATCCAGATTTCACAAGCAGAACAAATCGTCAGATCAGTCACAGCCAACCAGATCCGGCTGAAGTCTGGCGGCGAAATGGGCAAATACTTGTCGGGCTTGCGTGAAAAGAGAAAAGAGCTAGAAGGCAAAGTTAAAGACCCAAACATCATGCTTAGCCCAATTGATGCTGGCGAACAATTTCAAGCATTTGCACAGACTTCCAGAGCTAGCATCGTTGAAACTTTGAAGCAAACGCCAGGAATGGGTGCGGTTGCAGAAGATTTTGAGTTTGCAGCAGAACACAAAATTACAGTGCCTAGCATGATTACTGGTTTTGTGAGCGAAATGGATCGCGAAAACGTCAAAATTACCAAAACACAACATGTCGCGCGTGCAGATGAGATTGCTGGGAACACTGGCGAGATCAATCTTTTCCAAGATATGTACCGCACGTTTGACAATGATCAAGATCCACGAATCAATGCAATCCAGGATATTTATAGGCCCAGCGTTGGCTCGATTTACACCCAAGGAGAATACGATCAAATCATCCAAGGGTATTCGACAAAGATTGACAATGCAGATGCTAACAATTTGCTGCTTAAAGGTGATAAAGAAAGCCTAGAACTTGGATATAAACTTTTGCAGGAACCAGGAGCCGCAGGCGCGGGTTTCCCAGGTCTTGTTGGTCAATCAAGGCGCGGGCTTAGAAACAATTTCAAAACTGCATTGGAGCAGCTTCAAGCCAACGACAGAATCGGGCTACAAATCCGTTTAGAAAACCACAATTTGTACGCTAGCACCGGCAGCGAAAACTTTAACCCTAATTTACTGGAATCGCTGCGTGATGAAAGCATGTTTAATGCTGATCCTGCCATAAATCAGCGCATGTATCAGACTGCAAAAGCGCAGCAAAGATTCAGCCTATCTTTTTATTCTTTGACAAACGGCACTGAAGAAAATTTGCCAGAACAGTTTGAGCCTGGGATTCCGTTGAATAGAAAATCAGATGCCGCAATAAGCGCTGTGATGTCTGAACTTGAGCCGCAAAATTTTATGGGCAAGTATCTTCAGGATATTCCAAAAGATTCGGTCAGGCTTTCCGATTTAACTTCGCAATACGGTAAATTTCAGACATCAGTGGGCAAGGTGCTAGAAGATCGTGAAAACAACCCTTCGCGCGTGCATTCTCTTCAGTACAGAGCTTCGTTAAGCCCAGAATCACTGGTTCCTAAAAATGACGAAGAAATTTTTATCAGAGACACTTTCCCAGCGTTATGGCAGAACCAAGTTTTTAGCTCTGACAGAATTAATTTTGTTAATGAAGAGCAAAGGCGCATACAGAAAAATCGTGTTCCATTGTCTTTTGACGATGGCGACATCGATCTCGTCAATGCTGCATGGGATCGCACAGCAGAAGACGGTCAGGCGCGTGCTGCATTAATTCAGATGATTGAATCTCAAGCTGGCGACAAAGCGGCTGAAGTATTTACCGAATTAGATACCAGAAGCAAAATCAAGATTCAGCATTCTTTGTATGCAGATTATGCGTTCAGTGGAACAGTTTTAACAAATCTTCATGCAGCGCTCACTGCAACGGATAAGCAACTGTATTCCAGAATCGGTGAAGAACCGCAGGATCGTTACACATTTAACCAGGATTTCAGAAATGATCCTGACGTAACTGCTTTTTCATCAGCATTTGCAGTGGACAGTAAAACACGCACGCAAATGGAGGTTGCTGTTAGAAAGTATGCATTAAATCTGATGTCGGTAAATACAGATTTAGACCAAACCGATGCAATCACCCAAGCAAAACAGGATCTAATTTTTAACAAATATGTTTTAGTCCCAAGCGATTTTGGGAAAACGCATTTTCTAGCACATAGATCCGAAACAAATGCGCTGATTAAGGATCAACCAGAATTTATACAACGCGGTTTAAAAACCTACACAGATAATCTTGAGTTGAACGAAGCATCTAAACGTGTCTACGAAGATGAACAAACTTTTTTCGTGCGTGATAAAAACGGATCTCTAGTTTTATTTGGCATGTTTGCGGGCAAACCTTCTCCTGTCCAGGACAGCAACAATAAAATGATTGTGGTGGGCAAAAAGCAAATGAACCGGCTGGGTTTGGAAGCCTACAGTAATTTTTATCAAGAGCGAATAAATTTTAATCCAAATGTTTATAAGCAAGAAACGCTGGATGAAATTAACGCTGAAATGAAAAGGTACTGATGCGGCTACCTAGCAGCTTATTTCGACCAGATCCGCTGGCTCAACAATCCTACCTGGAAAACTACAGCCCAGGTTTTATGCAGATGGCTGGGCGTGCTTTTGATGATAGTTTTGGCACTAGCAGTTTAGGCTTGGTTGAAAGTATTACAGAGATGCAGCAAGCAGAATCTACTGGCATGCCGTTGGTTGAAGAAGAATGGCGCGCATCTGGCGACTATCGCCCTGGTCTGGAATATAAGGATGGTTTGACCGATGCAGCAGCAAAGCTTCTAGCAGATCGTTACGACCAAGCACGGCAAACTGAATTTTTGATGGAACGCTCTGGCGCGCTAGCATGGTTTGGTTATGCCACCGGCACAATCATGGGCGCGATCCCTGACCCTGTGAACTTGATCCCATTTGGGTTTTTGGTCAAAGGTCGATACCTGACAAAACTAGGACAAGTCGCAACCAAGATTCACAAATCTGCAAACAAACACACCGAAAAGGCTCTGGGGCGCATCGTCATGTCTGGTGCTGAAGGGGGATTAGGCGCGGCAGCGCTCCAGCCTGCTCTTGCATTTGAACGCAAAAGCTACCAAGAAGAATGGGATGCCAAAAGCGCATCACTTGATATTCTTGCCGGCGTGGGCGCAGGAATGTTTTTTGGTGCGGGTATTGAGGGCGGGCGTGCGTTGCTAGGTCGCAGGCGATTAGTCATCGAAGGTGATGCAACCGATCCCGATGCAGTCATCACCACGCGCGCAGATGGTGAGCCACCGATCCGCGAGCGCATTGTCGAGGAATTGACACCCAGCGAAATGACTGCGGCTGCACGGCATTCCATCCAGCGCTTTGACGATGGCGAGCCGCCTGACGTTGCATCCGTGATTGGTGACAAAGCAAGCGATGGAACGGAGCCGGTAGCAGATCCGGTGCGGGATATTCCAGAGGATGAATATTATTTGTTGGATGAAGACGGCAATTATCTGGGCAGTGTAAGCGGGCGTGGGGCGGTGCAGTTTTTAAAAGAAGAAGCATCTTCCAGCATTGAAGATCAAATGAACTGGAAGTACAAAAAGAAAATGAAGCTGCACGAATTTATAGATCAAGAAAGCGGGCGTGCGCTCTACATTGGCAAAAAAGACAACCTAGTTGCTGGTGGGTATGAAGAAACATTTAATCCAGCAATAAAACCTAAATACACCACAGCGCAGCCAGAACCTGAAGTAACACCGGCAGCCGCCAAACTAGACGAAGCAGGAGTTGATCAAGAAGCTGCGCTAGTTGACCAGGAATATCAAAACCAGATGGCAGAAAAGCCGGAAACAGCAGAAGAAACAGAAACAATTCGCGTAGCCGAAACAGAATCACAAGCACACGACCAAGCAGCAGACATTATTGAAGATGCCGCAAACTGTGTAATGAAAACATCAGCAGCATAATGGCAGACACAAACTGCGGGCGAGTTATCGCCAAAAAATACAATCTAGCACAAGAGGATGCTGATCAACTGGTAGCTGAAATCAGTCAGCGCGCTACTTCATTTCGTGAAGGTGATGTGCGTGTGACGATTAAGAAGCTGACCAAGATTATGACCGCAGAGCAGAAATTTTTTGCCAAGCAGAAAAAGCTAGCTGCGAAAAAGAACATTCTAAAAGAGCGATCTATCAACTACCTAGTGGATCAGATGGGCAAGCTCACGCCCAAGAGTAATCTTCAGAAGCTGTTTGCCAAGATGAACATCCGTGATGAAGGCTGGCTTGATGCGAACCTGAAAGCATTTCTAGCAGGCAGCACACATGAACGCTTCGCAGGACTTGACAGTATCGCAGGCCGGCAACTTGCCAAGTTCAAACAGAACTACACCGATGTTTTTCGCAACGTGTCCAAGACGATGGGCATGAAGAACAAAGCGCTGATGAAATGGATTCAGGACGAGCGCAACGTGGAAGATATCGTTACAGAGCTTTTCGGGCCGAATGGCGAAGGTTTCAGCCTAGAGAATCCAGTGCAGCGCACCCAGAACAAAACAGCATTTGAGTTTGCGCGCGGGTACGTCCAGGCCAAGCGGAACCTAGTGGATGAAGCAAACAGCGAAGGTGCTGCTATCGGCTGGCTCGAAGATCATGTGACCACGCAGTATCACGATCCTACGCTGATCCGCAAGATGAGCCGTGACGATTGGTCAAAGATGATGCTAGATGATTACGTCAACCATGAAAGAACTTTCGGCGCAGGCGTTTCTGAAGAAGAGAAGCTGAAGTTTATGAAGCATGTCTACGATAATATCCTAGATGGCAAACGCCGCGTGGTAGACGATGCACCGATCATGAAATCATCGCAGGCGCTAGCAACCCGCATGGCGCAGCATCGTAAACTACATTTCCGCACAGCAGATCGCTGGCTTGCCTATCAACGTGAATTTGGTCACGGAGACATCAAGACTGCGCTGATCAATGGTTTGAAGAATCTATCGGATGAAGTGGTGCTGATTCAGCGCCTGGGAACGAATCCCGATCTGATGATGGAAAAGCTGATCAAGCGTGCTAAGAAAGTTCACAATCGCGCTCAAGTAGGCTTTGACGAAGCCGGTATCCGGTCACGCTACATGCAAGTCACCGGTGAGAGTTACCATGTCGATTCTAACTATGCAAACGCACCTTCTGTCGCACGCATCACACACAACATCAAGACCCTGAACAATATGTCATCGCTGGGCGGTGCGACCATTGCCAGTTTCAGCGATCTTGCGAGCGTGATTCAAACGGCTGCCTACAACGGCATGAACATCTTTGAATCCATCCACAATCATTTCGGTAACGTCTTGCGCCGGTATGACCAGAACGAACTGAACGAGGTGCTGTCGTACCTGGGCGAAGGTTTTGACGATGTGATTGGCGGGTTTCACGCGCGCTTTAGCTCTGATGATTTTGTTGCCGGCAGGCTTTCCAACATGCAGGACACGTTCTTCCGTCTTAACTTTCTTCAGCAATGGACAACCTCGCACCGAAATGCGTTTAGCTTGATGCTCTCCAGCCATCTCGCCAAGCAGATCGGCAAGCGCTACGACCAGCTTGACGAAGTGATGCAGCGCGCCATGCGCCAATATGGGATTGAAGAAGCAGATTGGAAAACGATCCAGCGTGCCGGCATAAAAGAAGTTAAAGGGCCAAAAGGTGAGAAGCGAACCTACGTGACACCGGATGCCCTGGATGAATTAGCTGCTAGCTCGCCAGTAGCAGAGCGTGCAGGCATCAAGGATCTGGCTTTGCGCATGCGAACCTATTTTGCAGAAGAAGCTCGCACGGCAGTCCCAGAACCAGGAGCGAACCAGCGCGCCTTCATGTACGGTGGCAGCAAGCGTGGAACACCTTGGCGCACGACCATGGATCTGTTCTGGCAGTTTCGGAGTTTCGGTTTGACCTACGTTATGAAGATGTTCCCGCGCTATCAGCAGATGGGTAAAGGCTTCACAATGGCAAACATGGTCGCCATGACGATGCTAGGCTACATCTCTCTTAGCATTAAAGACATCATCCAGGGTAAGAAACCGCGCCCTGTCGATCCGACTGATCCTGCATTCATTAAGACAGCCACAGCCGCCCTGGTTTACAGCGGAACCGGTGGCGTGTTTGCAGACTTCATCATGAATGATTTCGGTAAATATGGAGTAAGCGTGGGTCAAGTCATAGGCGGGCGAACTATGGCGACTGCGCAAGACATTGCGCGTGCGGGATCAGCCCTTGTCACTAAAGGCGATGCGGCTTCCGAAACCTTCAATGCGATCATTAGAAATGCGCCGTATGCAAATCTTTTTTGGGCTAGGACTGCATTAAACTACGCTTTTTTGTATAATATCCAGGAAGCATTTAATCCAGGCTACTTAAAACGCATGGAACGGCGAGTTCAGAAAGAATACGGTCAGGAATTTATTCGCGAGCCGATTGACATGAAACCAACAACTAGCCCGCTAAGAAAAGCGACATGGCCGGCTTTTGAACCTATTCAGGATTTGATGCGATGACGGTTACAGCAACATCAGAAACCAGAAAGCAATATACTGGAAACTCTGGCTACACGACTAGCACGGATTTTACTGCTAGCTTTAAATATCTAGCAACTTCAGAGATCCAGGTCGTTCACACCAACACATCTACTAGCACCGATACTAACTACGTTGAAGGAACACACTACACAGTCACTTCAGGTGCGAGCGCTGACAGTGTAACAATCCGCTTCCTTTCTAGTCACGTTCCCACTGCTGCCACGGAATACATTACTATTTCGCGGAACATGGCGTTCTCCCAGGAAACAGATTACACCGAAGGGAGCGCGCTAGATGCTGAAACGCTGGAGCAGAACTTTGACAAAGCAATTATGATTGCGCAGCAGATTAATAATAATCTGACTGACTTGAACATAAGTTTTACAGCAACCAACGATTTTAACACCACCGCCGCCGCAGCCAGCGATATTTCTGTTAGCAAAGCAAATCGCGCGGGCAAAGCATTAAAGTTTGATTCTAACGGTGATATTGGAGTTAGCACCCACGATCCAGATACCCAGGTTGCTGATGCTACAACTCAGGCAACTAATGCTGCTAGTTCAGCGACAGCGGCAGCAACATCTGCTACGGCTGCTGCGACATCTGCGACAGCAGCAGCAAGTTCTCAAACGGCAGCAGCAACTTCTGCTACAAATGCGGCATCATCAGCAACCAGTGCTGCTTCTTCAGCTACAGCGGCTGCTAGTTCTGCAACCAGTGCATCGGCTTCAGCCGCTACTGCACAAGCAACCTCAATTGCTATGGCGATAGCTTTAAGTTAGGAAAAACATGGCTTCATTTGAACGATACACAAAGAACGATGTGACTTCTGTCCAAACAGTACATACATCGAATGCTTCTGATGCAGCACAAGCTGACATCTTGATTGGTTTTTCTATAGCCAATACACACGCATCTAACACCGCGACAGTCGATGCCTACATCAATGATGGATCAAACGATATCTATCTAGCGAAAGGCGCGCAAATTCCTGCTGGTGGTGGAATTGAAGTAATTCAAGGAAAAATTGTTCTTGATAATAATGATGCAGTTAAAGTTAGTTCTGATGTCGCAGTCGATTGCTGGCTCTCTGTATTAGACAACGCAAGTGCTTAATATGAAGAAAACAGGAACTTTAAATACTGGTGTTCAAGAAACAACTAAGAACAAGCTTGACGTAAGAGCAGACAATAAAACTGTTCTTCAAGCAGATTCTTCAGGATTAACAGGACATGTATCGTCATCGGAATCAGGCATATTTAGAAACCCAGCAACTATAAATTCTACTGTAACCATAAGTGCAGATGAAAATGCGGTAATGGCAGGACCAGTGACAATTTCTAGCACTGGAAGTTTAGTTGTAGAAGGAACTTTGGTGATCGTATGAGTGTCGTACAAAACAATACAATAAGCACTAATTCTATAACAGAAGCAACAAGTGCAAATGGTGTATCAGTCGATGGTCTTAAAATAAAAGACTACTCGTTGATGTATGGGAGTAATATTGGGTTGACGATTACTTCAGAGGGATATGTTACTAAACCAAACCTGCCATCCTTCGTAGCACATTCAAATACCCCAGGATCTGGTTACCAAAGTACAACAGGGGTTTTCCCTGCCAATGCGACAAATCATAATTTAGGAAATCATTTTAACACTGGTTCGTCAGGTAGTAGTAATCATGCTTTTACTGCTCCTGTTGATGGTGTTTATCTTTTTACATTTTCTTCACTACACAGTAATGAAACTGCTACATCAAGACCTATGTTTTACGTTAATGGCTCTTCGGACTTCAACGGCGTAAAACATGGAATAAGCAATGTTGATAGTGAAGGCTCAAACTCAAATACCACATCATCTTTAATAAAATTATCTGCTAATGATTACGTTCAAGTTAAATCGCAAAGTGGTAGTATGTACTATTATGATCAATATCACAGCACATTTACTGGTTGTTTAATAGGATAAAAAAATGAATTACAAAATTACATTAACAGATACAGAAGATAAAGCACTTAGTTACGCTAGTTTATCACAACAAGATTGGATTGATAATGCAGTGCATAACCGATGTAGAATTGCTATTGATGAAATAGTAGATATTTATACTAAACGTGCGTTAGATGAAGGTGTTCAGATACCTAATACTAGAGAACTAATAGTTGCTGATGCATTTACAAAAGGTTGGGTAAAAACAGCAAAACAACGCAATGAAGAAGCAGAAAAAAATAAACCAGAATAAGCATCATGAGTTCTCAAATAAAAGTATCATCTGTAAAAGCAAAAGACGGAACTGCTGGAATTTCAATTGCTGATTCTACTGGTAATGTTTCTTTAAGCGGAACTTTAAGTGCAGGGACTATTGGGGATAATGTAACCTTAACTAATAACTATTGGGCTTCAGGTGATATTGCCGCAAACATAGGTTTAGGAGGTAACACAGATCATTACGTTAATTTTGATGGAAGCACAAATCCTTATTTTAATTGGGCTTCAGGCAGTCATGCGGTAAACAGTACAACTGTTGGTTCAAATGCATTTTATCAAGGTTCACAGGCAAATCATTTAAAATTTGTAAGAGCAGGTATTTATTTAATAACTTGGACTGTTACTGGTTATGTAACAAGTGAGGGTTCGGAGAGAATATTAAAAGCATTTATACATACTACCTCTGGTGGAGAAGTAGCTTCTGCTATTGATCAGATAGCAAACACCACAAGCGGAACAGACTTTGGTAGTGCACACGTTACTCTTATAAAGCAAATTAGTGCAGATGAGGAATTGAAATTTGGAGTTAATTCAGCAGATGATGGTTTTGCTTTGCAAGCTGACACTACTAGATTAAACCTTGCGTTATTAAGACCATTATAAGATAGCCCACTAAACCAGAATAAGGAGGCAACATCCCGTCAATTATCGAAGTAGATACTATAAAAAACAAAACAGGAACCCAGAACACTGTTTTGAGTACCGATGGTTCTGGGAATGTGACGATTGGAAATAGCACTTTTAGTGGGACTATAGGGAGTAATGCGACTTTTCCATTTGACGGGACCACTGATGCAGGAAGGGTCATTCAGATTAAATACATTGATAGCGAAGAAACCAATGCTTTAGACACTACTTATACAGTCAGGTGGAATTATTCAATTACACTAAAATCTGGTGATTCTAAAATACTGATTATTCATACTGATAACCCACATTTGCATCAAAGTGGTGGTCTTGGCAGATTAATTTACAGACACAGTTCTGCGTTTAGTGATGGATCAACAACTCAGACTGGGACAAAAATAAGTGACAAAGCACCTGCCGATGGAAGTGGGCCATATATGGGTTATGCAGGATCATCAAATGGTTATCCGGTGTTAACTGATATTGTACTTGATGATGTGTCCTCTTCGTTTAATGCAGGAGATACAGTTTATTATGGTCACTATTACAGACGTTATACTACTGCCACAGTTGAACTCCCTGCATCTGGAGTTAATCGAAATGGTAATTTTAGCACGATAGTCATGGAGCTAGAAAAATGAGACCTACAATTAATGATGCTCTTTTCGCCCTTGGATGTGATGGAGGTTGGAAAGTAAAAAATGGAGTCATTAGTGGATGGACTTGTAAAACTCCGCAACCAAATGATGAGGCTATTGAGGCAAAGTTAAAAGAACTCCAAGCCGACTACGATTCCAAATCCTACGCTAGGGCAAGGGAAGCCCAATACCCAAGCATCACCGATGTAGTAGTCGCATTAGCAGAAAAACAAGAGGGCGATGATACGATGTGGAAAGAGATCACTGCTTTAAGGCAAAAAGTAAAATCCGATAATCCAAAGCCTTAAATGGATCATCACTTCCCACCGCCTAATCCAGCGGATGCACAATACTACAACTATCCCACACCCCCACCGGAATCGCTTATGGGAGTAGATCAAATTGTAACCCTGGTTGAGCGCGTAGGCTTGCCGGCAGTAATCATCGCCGCTGCGTTCTGGTTTATTCGCTATCAGTCAGAACAGTCTAAAGTTGAGCGCGAAGAGATGTGGGCTAAAGACTCGTCAAACGATGAACGGCTGATGAAGTTAGTAGAAACCTCAACGACCATCATGCAGGAAATGCGCGCTAGCATTGATAAGAATAGCGAAACCATGAAAGAGCTAATTACTGAATTCAGATTTATTCAGAACAGGAAAAATGGCTGAAACAATAGAGAAGATCACCAGGACTGACCCTGGTAATGGCAAAAGAGAATTCACCGTCACAGAAAAGATTGTTCTGCGGCGTGCTAGCTTCCGGTTCCTGCTAGCAATATTAATTCTAGGCATCTACGCCTTTACCATCTATTCGCTGATGTACCATCCAACCCAAATGGATGACAAAACTAGCACGCTGCTAGTTAGTGTGATTGGCGCGCTCACAGTTTTAATATCGCAGATTGGCAGCTTCATGTATGGCGATCCCAAGAGCGACACTTCTGACAACAACGACAATAACAACGGTAAAGAACAGAAAGAAGCAGATGCTCCAGCTAAACCTTAAATTCTTCTATGACTTTTTTAACCCTAAACAAGAAAGGAGCGACATGCTCAACCTCATCCTGCCCGCTGTGGCTAACATGCTCAAAGGCATGGTGCTAGACAAAGCCCAGAGCCTAGCAAGCGAACACCTAGAACAACATCTTGACCAGCTTCCTAAAGAAGTTAAAGAAGCGCTGGATAATGCTGTCAATGATGATGGCAGTCATGCACACAAATCCCTCATGGATCTGGTCAAGGGATGATCTATTAGCAATGCGGATCACCAAGAACTTCAGTCTTCAAGAACTGGTCTACAGCCCTACTGCTCTGCACGCGGGCATAGACCAGGAAGAGCATCTGGACAACAACGCGGTTGCTAGGTTGACCACGTTGACAATTGAGGTGCTGCAAAAAATACGAGATCAGTTTGGCCCGACTAAAGTGAATTCTTGTTTCAGATCCAGGCCGCTGAACGATCTTGTCAACGGATCACCGAATTCACAGCATTGCTGTTTTGGCGATCATACTGGCGCAGCAGCCGATATTGAAATCGTTAGTGAAGATGTTAGCAACCTGGAGCTAGCAGAATGGATTCGCGACAATCTGGAATTTGATCAGCTTATCCTGGAAAACTATCAGCCGAATCGGGTCAGCAAGATCACCGGCAAGCCGGAAGGACCGAATAGTGGCTGGGTGCATATTTCCTACAACGCTGTCGGTGAGAACCGGAAAGAAGTTCTCCGCATGGTCAAGAATCCCAAGACAAAAAAAGCAGAGTATTTTCCAGGTCTAACCGAATAGGGGCAATCCCAAGCGCCAGGTTTTTCTGCTCATCCTTCCCTGGCGCGCCCCACTTCACAGCGCAAAAACTACCTTCACAGACACCCACAGCGCAGATTGAGCGCAAAAACTTTTCAAGCTTGTGGTGGGCGCAAGCCCTTGTAAATACTGGTGGCCAGAGGTGGAATCGAACCACCGACACACGGATTTTCAGTCCGCGGAGATCACTGTATTTGTAAGGACTTGCGAGTGGAGAGCATAAACTGGTGCATAAACTAGGAGATTTTGGCTAGAGCTTGCGATCCTTCTAGCGCGGAGCGATTAACATAGTGACCAAGTGTGGTTGCTATGTTCCGGTGTCCTGCAATTGCCATAACCTTGACCGCAGGAACTTCAGCAGCAAGCATTTCCGTGATGCCGGTGCGGCGTAAACAGTGCAGCGGATCGCCGGTCAAGCCCGCTTTATCACGCAGCTTCCGCATCGCAGCACAGATGCTTCCTTTTACCATGTACGCTGGTCTTCCATGACCGTCATCCAGAAACCATTGCTCGCCTGGATTCCTTGACATCATATCGTAGCGTAATCTTTGCAGCAAAGTCGGATGTATTTCAATCTTCCTGGTCTGCTTCTTTTTCACGCGCACAATTTTTCCTGGCTTCGGGAAATCGTTTACGTGGTGGATTTCAATGAAGCCGTTCTTCAGATCAATCCGCGACAAGGGCAGACTCCATATCTCACCCAGGCGCATGATTTGATAGCGTGCTAGCAGATAGACCCGCTCTAAGTTTCCGTTGCCGCTTTGTTCAACCTGAAACCTATAACGATTGATTTCATCAGCACTCCACACAGTCGGCTCACCGTTAGGCTGCTTGATGCGTGTGTGGACTATCTGTTTTTGGATTTTGATGGGTTTTCCCAGCAAGTCACTACGAAACTCTGCCAACCAATTGAAGCATGATTGCAAATGCCGCTGATGCTTATTGATAGTTGACTCTGTAAGACCTTGGCGCTCGCACGCCAGAACAAATCGTTTGTTCAGACTGTTATCCCATGTGGCTAGTTCAAAATCTCCCACGGCTTCCATCAGTTTTTTAAAACTTGTTTCATATTCTACAGTGCTGCCTGTCCAGATTTTTTCTTCCAGGTAGCAGCGTGAAGCAGAACTAAACAAAGTTTTACTGATTTTTATTTGCCCGCCTTCATACTTCAGAAGTGCTTTCTGATACCGCTCTGCCAGCAGCAGGCTCACTTCTTGTTCCGACAGACTCTCTAGTTCCTTGAGAAGCGCCAGCGTTGGGCGGGCGGCCGGTTTCCCCTCTCTGTGGATGTATCCGACTACCCGATTGCGCGCTTTCTCCACCTTCCATCGCTTTTTCGGTCTGCTCATTTTGTTTCCTTTCGTAAAAGATTAATGCTTTTCGGGCAATTGATACTGATTTATCGCAACATGATTGTTTCATTGCACCTCATTTCTTAGCTATTGTCTCCAGTGCAGCTTTAAAGACGTTTATAATTTCCCGCTGATCTTCTAGCTGCTTTTCTAAATCAGCGATTCTTTGCTTCAAGAAATCAACTTCTGACTTCTCTCCAGCAGTTTGTTTGCCATCGAACAAATCGCGCAGTGCTGCGATATATTTGGCGCTGGGACGATTCTCGCCTTTTTCCCAGCGGTGTACGGCGCTGTAAGGCGCGCCAAGTTTTTTACTGACATCTTGTACAGTTAATCCTAAAGCCATCCTGGCTTCACGGATTTCGTTTGGTTTCATGCTCTAAAAAAAGTTGTTGACAATCGCGTAACTTCGCTATAGCTTTATTGCAAATCATTTTGCAACAAGCTTTGCAACTTTATAAATCATCATGGAATTAACAGTCAAGCAAATCTTAAAACAGTCAGGAATTACGCTGCAGGATGTAGCGAATTCTTGTGACTCGACAGTGCCGGAAGTCAGCCGTGCGCTGAATGAAGCTTTTATCCATCGCGTGCGCCGTGCTGCGTTGGATTTGATTGCTCGTCGTTCTCAGGCACTCCAGGCGGCAAGCAAAAGCATGGATAGCAATAGAGCTATGGATGGCTCGTTCCAAAACCAATCCGCTGCGTAAACGCGCGGATAAGCTAGGGCTATCCTGCTCGACATTATCTAAGGCTACTGGCATTCCTACGCCCACGATCAAGGGCTGGTTGCGCGGTAGCCATTATCCAAGGCCAAAGTTTCATGAAGCTTTGGCTGAAGGGCTGAAGGTAACTAAGAAAACACTGGATCGCTGGCTGGAGAAGATGTTTCCAAGCCGCTTCCAGGGTTTTTCTGCATACATAGAAAAGGAAGCAACAATGAAAAAAAAACGCACACGCACACCGAAGACCAGAGCAGAGATCAAGGATGCAGTAGCAGCTTATCTGGAGCGCGGTGGAACGATAACTGTGCTGCCGGATGAAGCAGAGTACACCATCTGGAGCGAGGATCTTTAATGGATCACTACAGCCCTAGTCAGTTTCGCAAATACCAGGACTGCGGGCAGCAGTACCAGTACCGGTACGTGAAGAAGCTGCACGAAAAAACCAAAGAAGCATTGATCATTGGCCGCGCAGTCGATGAAGCAATCAATAGTATACACACAAATGTTATGGAACCATCGCTGCCGGCAAAGCCTGAAGTTTTTCTTTTCCAGACAATAGAATCAGAGCGCTTTACGCACGGCGATGAACTGAAGGCAGAGGAATGGGACAGCATCGATGAGATGGCAACGCGCTTTGTCGAGCATGATATTTTTGAACAATACAAGAGCATGATTGACTACAAGGTGCGCGCCATTCAGCACGATATGGTTCTGCGCGTTCATGGTCTTGATCGCAAAATTGTTGGCATCGCAGATTGCATCGCAGAGCGCTCTGTATTTGGTCAGAAAGAACACTATGAATCTGCGCTGATTCTGGATGTCAAGACAGCCGCGCGCTCAGTTTCTCCAAAACCCAGCTACAGCTATCGGTTTCAGTTATCAGTCTACGCCCTTGCCTGGATGTGCATGCAGGGTACGGAGATCATTCCGCAGTGCGAAGTGCGCGTGCTGGTTAAGAAGAAGAAACCCGAATGGCAAGTGCAAGTTGTGCCAATCACGGAGAACGACCTAGCACATGTGCTAGAAGTTGCGCGAATGCACGAACGATCTGTCAAGGCACAGTATTTCCCGATCAATCGGGATTCTAAGTTCTGTAGTGAAAAGAACTGTAGTTATTTCGAGCGCTGCCATGAAGAACATGGCGGCCGGCTTACGGACGTTTTAGCTCAGTGCATCCGTGGCTGAAGAAGAACAACATGAGCGGCTGATTACGGCGCTGGAAGAGAACACGCGAGCCATGCTGCTGTTAGTGCGCACCATGCCGGACTTCATCCAGGAGATGCAGTCAGCAGATGCAGTCACACGCGCCGGACTATCTAAGGATCAGCTTTTCGAGGAAGCAGCAGAGATCGCGAAACAAATAAAAAAGGAAGAGCAATGAGCTTACAAGAAAAAGTATTGACCGGAAAGCAGCTACGGCCGCTTCGGGTCATCGTTTACGGCCCAGGCGGGATCGGTAAAAGCTTCTGGGCATCACAGTGGAAAGAGTCACTGATCCTGGATATAGAAGGCGGCTTGGGCGGCATCGACTGCGCGAGCATCCCGCTGATCGGCAAGCCCTGGTCAGAAATTTTAAGCACGCTGACAGAGCTAGCAACCGAAGAGCATGGCTACAAAACCATTGTGCTGGATTCGCTCGATTGGCTTGAGCGCTTAATGCACATCGATATTTGTCAAGTGCGCGGCTGCATCAGCATCGGTGATCTTCAGTACGGTGCAGGCTACGTGCAGGCACTCAGCTACTTTGAAGAGCTTGTTCAGCACATGGAAGCACTCCGCGCCAAAGGTATGAACATTGTCTTGATCTGCCACGCCAGCATCAAAGAAATGAAAGATCCCACCGCGCATCTTTACAGCAAGTACCAGCTAGCACTCAACGCAAAGGCCGCAGAGAAAATGTACCAATGGGCTGACTGCGTTTTATTTGCGAAGCAGGAAATTTCAGTGACCACAGAGAAAAAGGATTTCGGCGGTGTCCGCAAGCGTGCGGGCGGGGGCGAGCGCCGAATGTATTGCAATGATTCGCCCACTTACCATGCGAAAAATCGATACGATCTGCCGGATGAAATGCCGCTGGATTACGAGGTTTTTCGGAATCATATAACCGCTTATTTCGGAGAATAATTATGACAGGAGCGGAACTAGAGTTGTTGAGAAACACCATCGGTATGAGCCGGAAGGAATTCGCGGATGCAACCGGTATAGACAACAACACGGTCTGGAATTGGGAAACCAAGCGCGCGCAGGACGAACTCAAGCCTTGGGTTCCTCTTGCCATTCAAGCGCTTGCTGGTGACAAATTCCGCGTAATTGACGGTGAAATTTGGGTGCGTGCGATCACACTCGCGCAAGCCAAAGCCAACGGTAGCGCCACTCACACGCTGCCTAATTTTGATCAACCTACCTTGGAGATTTAAATGCCATTTTTTGATCCACACGAAGAGCTAGCAGGGACGAACTACGATCCGATTCCTGACGGTGAACACACTTGCATTGTCAACTCAAGCGCCTGGAAAGATTCCGCAAGCGGCGGGAACTATCTGGAAATCGAATTCTCGATATTCGGCGGGCAGTTTGAAGGCCGCATGATCTGGGACCGTCTGAACCTTGTCAACAAGAACGACATGGCCGTGCAGATCGCACGTGAAGGGCTAGCACGCTTCTGTCGTGTTTTTGAATGCACGCAGCCGCTCGAAAACCCGCAGGAGTTGCAGTCCTTCATGTCGTCAACCTGGGGCAAGAAGTGTCTGGTCAAGGTCAAGAACCAGCCGCGCAAGAATAACCCAGATCAAATCGACTTAGTGGTGAAAAACGTGCGCCGGTTGGAGCAGCCTGAAGCTGCGAAGCCAGCACCCAAATCCAGCAAGAAAGATGTCGATCCCAAAGACCCAGACAAGCTCCCTTTTTAGCACGGTGAGCTACGTCCAGAACTACCCTTATCATGGCTACAAGATTAAGCGCGATAGTTACATGGCGATGTATGAAGTCATTGAAACCATCTCGCATCATGGAGCTACAGAAGTCGTCTGGCGCTGGTTTCCGACAAAAGACGATGCAGAAGAATTTATACGCGCCCAGCAGCGGGTGGCGCGCCCTCAGTCTCAGTAACTCGCTGCCTATTCTTTCATGTTTCCTCTCCGCGCGCCCGCTGTTGCTCCTAATGGCAGTGGGCGCGTTCAGGAATGAAAACGCTTGAAGAACTAGCAGACATTATCATCAAGGATGCTCTTTCACGCGGGCATGCTTTGATGGTATGCGATAGCGCGGAGGAAGCCGGCGAACTGCTGGCTTACTTAGAAAAGCGCATACCCGCAAGCACTGATCCAGTTTGGCAGGATCTTTTCCCAAATGAGCGCCGGCACTTGGCAACGGCTCTGATTCGGAAAAAGGAAGTCAACATTTACAGCGTTAGGTATTTCAAGAACCTGGATGATGCTGATCAAAATATTCGCGTGCAGCTATATAGTCGGAGTAATCGCCGGCGCGGTCCTAATGCTTCACGCGCTAAGAAAAAGAAAAAAGGATGATGCTCAAATTTCTACGGTTTCACCATAGCAGGCTCGCCAAGCGCGGAACGAAAACCTATGACCTTTACGAGTGCGTGTGCGGCAACCAGAAAGTCATTCGCCGCGATCAAGTCAAAGCTGGAAACATCAAGTCATGCGGGTGCTTGCGCAGAGACATGGCGCGGGAAAACTTAAAGAAGATTCGCAGGCTAAATTATAACAACGTCAACAACGGCGGCAGGAAACCAGGAACCAGCGTGCCAAGTGCTAACAAGGGCAAGGTCTGCATTTACTTGACAAAGGGAAAGCATATCGGCTCGCGCAGAATGTATGTAACAGAAGAAGAGCTAACAGAAATTTACCTGGGCATACGTGATGATCCAGCGGCTTGAAGCGTGGCTGCCTTACCCGCCGGCGCTGAACAAAATCTGGCGCATGCACAACAACAATATCTACCTATCGCCGGAGGCAAAGCAGTACAAGCAGAGCGTTGAAGAGATCCTGGGCTGGCAGGGAGAAACGATCTGGAAGTCAGAGATGCTAGTCGTTGACATCGTGAGCTATCCACCGGACCGGCGCACGCGTGACATAGACGGCATTCTCAAGTGCTTGATTGATGCGATCCCAAGCGGGCAAGGCGGTATCTGGGCAGATGATTCTCAGATTGCCGAACTGCATGTGCTACGGCTCTACGGTTTTGAGCATAAAGGCAGCGTGCAGATCAAGATCAGCGAATGCAGAAAAGAAAACGTGAGGAAGCGATGAGCTACGATCCAGTGGCCCGCGACATCTGGCTGACTACGGAGCCAGAAAAACCATATCTTTGCGACGTGTGTGGAGCAGAAGTCGATGAAGATGAAGAATATCAAGGCACATGGGTTTGTGAGGACTGTCTTGAAAAATACTCAGAATCAACGGAGAGCGAATGAAGCAGACAACTGGAAGGTTTCCCCTAGAGATTTTATATGATCGCAAGCTTGATGCGAATGATCGCCTTATTGCGCTATGTTGCTATAGCTTTGCGAACTGGAAAACCGGTGAAGCGAACTTTTCTCTGAAAGGTTTAAGTCTTAGAGCCGGCATCAAAGACCAGAGAACGGTGCGTGCGCGGTTGAAAAACCTGGAGAAACAGGGCTGGCTCACAGTCGAAGCGCGCCCAGGAAAAAGATCGAGGTATACACTTCGACCCCTGACATCTGATGAAGGGACCATTGAAGAACATGGTAAAGGAAGAACAAACTCTAGCTTACACAGCACACACAGCCAGTATATAGCTACAGAAGCAGTAGAAGCTAATACTAGCCGTGCGCGCGATGATAATGAAAGGAATCATGGAAGATCAAGAACTGGACAAATTCACGCAGAAGATTCTGGCGAAGTTCAATCTCTACCGGACGAAGAAGCAGGAGATCACGGACGATCTGTACCACGAGTGGAAGGAGATGCTTGGCAAATTGTTGGTGAGCTATGGCGCACCGGAAATCTTGAAGTCGGCTGACTCTTGCTGCATGCGCCTAAGTCATTTTCCTACGCCGCGTGATGTTTTTAATTATTTACCGGAAAAAGATGCGGGAATCAGCGGCTGGGCTGATCGCTCGCTGCCTGACTACCGCCAAGCGATTTTTCAATATTCAGGATTTTGCAGGGATGCGTATCGCAAAATGGATGCGCGCACGCAGGGCTTACTCGAAGAAGTCATTCTGCTTTCAAAACAGAAAAACGTGAATCCCAGAGATGCCCTGCAAGGCGTGTTCAGATATTGCTTAAAGCCCGAACTGCTGACCGATGAAAGTGCCTTTGATCGCACCCAGCAACCGGATATTCATGGCGAGCAGGCGCGGGACCGGCCTGACACCGGATTCATAGCGCCAGAGCGAGTGAGCAGTGATGCCAATCAACTCAGCTAATTCCACGCGCTTGAGTTCTAGCACGTTCTCACGAATCGCACGGAAATCCGCACCGGTTATTGATTCCGGCGGGTCAAATCTTTTCGCTCGTTTTTTCAACGTCATTCTCCTATTGTTGTTTGTTCCTACCCTGTCATTCTCCGATATGGTTAGGAATCGCGTGCTAGCCAGCTTGCGGCCGTGCTAGCACGCACCAGGGTTTATTGATTATTCTTCTTCTTGATTTTCTAGCCATTCGTTCATGGCTACTTCAAACCCAATCGGATCACCTTTTCGGAATAAAAGCGCATAGTTTGGCGCGTCATAGATCCCTTCCAGGTAGTCCATGTATTTAAGCTCATCATAAGTGAAATAATTACTCATAAGTCATTCTCCAATTGATTGATTAGTTTTTTCGATTGTTTCTTGCCACAAAGCCAGTGCTAGTTTCGCCACCACAAAACATAAGCTTTTTCTCGTTGGCAGCCTGCGATCTGCTAGCTCTTCGCGGGCATGTTGTGCAACCTCGCGGATGCTTGATCGCGAGTACAATGCCCCAACCTCAAATGCCGGTTGAATAGCAATCGCTATTTCTTTGACAGTCTGATTATTTACAAACATAAGTCATTCTCCGTTTGTTGGTTTGAGTGCGCCCCTCGAAAGGGGCGTTGATGGATTATTTTTTGACTAGCACGCGCTTGATAGCTGCTGCAATGATCTTGCGCTGCTGCGCGTCTGCCTGCATGTTGAGAGTGTTCATGCGGCCCCCTGTTCTTCTGAAACATTGTCAAGCTCATGGCTGACATGGACCTTGCCGGAACTATCAACCCAGGCAAGCCGCTTGCGCCCATGCCGCGCATTGGACCCGCCGGTGAGATAAACGACTATAATATCTTCACCGTTTGAGTGATAAGCCTCACAATCAATGCCAATATCCCAGGCATTGCATGTTGTGGTTAAGCCGTAGGTTTTGTGTCCAAGTCTCGATGCTTGGCCCCTGTTTCCTTCTACTGTTCCGCGAAATTGTGCCATAGTCATTCTCCTGATTAGGCATTGAAAAAGCGCGCTTGCGGGCGCGGATGCTGCAAGAATTAGCAGGCATCAGCCAGCGCACGCCGGCGGCATGCGCTGATTGGACCGGCTAGTTTTCCAGGATGCTATCAAGCTGCTGCTGAATGCAGCGTTTTACTTGATCGGGGTTGAAGCTGTCTTTATCAACTTTGATCAGATTATCATCTTGCAAGCCGGCTTCAGCTAATTGGCTGCATGTAGGTTCACGGCTTGAACCGTAGCCGGAGCCGAAGCGCTCTTGAAATTCATCATAGCTGTATTGTTCTTTTGTGCTGAAATTAAGCCGGCGGTGCATGGAAGGATGAGCGGCGGCAAACACCATGCGCTCCAATTCAAGCGGCTCCTGGGCTGCTTTGATCTTCACCACGGTTGTGGTTGTGTATAAGCCATGCATTGTAGATTGATAAGCATAAAGCTCAACCCGCATGCCTGCATTTTCAATATCATTGATAGCGCTTGCGATAGCAGCGCCGCGCGCCATTACTTGCGCTGATGTGATTTGCGCGTTGTAGCCAAAATTAAATGCTAGCTGTATGATGCGCGGCTTGTTTGATTCTTGCGGCATGAAATAAAACATGTTTTCCGGTTGCCCTTGCAGCACTGCATCAAGATTGAAAGCTTCACCGCATACATCGAACACCGGCAGCACTTCAACCGCCGGCAGCGCTTCAATATCATCAAGCGCTTCCTGGATCATTGATAGACCTTCCGGCCATCCATGCAGCGCAAGCTTAACAGCCTGCCGGAATGTTTTTGTTTTAGTAAATTTAGTCCTATCTGGGTTTTCCTGCCTGGAAGAATCGAAACGATTATCGTTGTTCACTTGATCAGCCTGATTAATGAATTCAAGCATGCTGTCATAGTAATGGTGGTTTCCAGTAAGCATGATCACTCCCCTTTGATCTTGTTAATGGTTTGCTGATCAAGGCCCTTGAAGATCAGCATCTTCTCAACTTTATCCTGCTGCATGCCGGCTGCTAATAGTTGCGCACCGTTGATGCTAGCACGCGGGCTGATCACAACTTTTAAGCCATGCTTTTCTGCATTGATGCGGTACATCTGGACAACATGATGCCAATGCTCATTCCCGCAAAGCTCAAGCTCAAGCGCGACATCATAATCCCATGCGATAAAGCAGAACCGGTCCAGGGTCGCAGCATCAAGTTGCGCGCGGCCAACGTATTGCCGATCAGCGCCCGTGCCGAAAGTATTAGCGCCGGCGATAAAAACAAAATCATCATGCTTTTTGATCATGCCGGCCGGCGTAGCCATTTCGCCGTTAGCAAGGGCCATATTGATTGTTACTAGCACGGCCGCGCTTGCTGCGTCCATTTCATCACCTAAGAAAACACCGCCGTCTCTAAAGCACTTAACAAACAATGTTTCATGGTAAACGCCGTGCGCATCCTCGTAACCTAGTAACTGGCTTTGCATAGTCATGGGACCGAAGGAAATGCTAGCGAAATCGCGCCCTAGCGCTTTTGCTATGTTCTTCGCCGCCGTAGTTTTGCCGGAGCCGGCCGGTCCTACTAGCATGCTGTTAAGGCCTTGCGCGCTCACTGCTAGCAAATCGTCGAATGCTTTATGTTGGCGCTCTAAAGTTACTTTTGGTTTGTCAGCTACGCGAACAACTATTTCGCGCGGTTCTGCTTTCGGCGCGTGCTGCTTGATCAAGTTAATCACTTGATTCTCATCAAGTTGCACTGCTTGCGGCTGCAAATGCTCCTGAATCGCACCGGCTAGCACGCTAGCAAGATCACTGCTGCTGCTGCTTGCAGGAACAACCGGCGCGGGTTCAGGCTTCGAGGTGAGCGCTTCGGTAACGGATGCGGGAATCTCCGGCGCGCTGCTGCTTTCCAGAATCCAATCTATTAACGTCGATTTATTTGCGCGCTCCCTAGCATCACCGGTTTGGCATTGAAGATAGCGTGCGATTTCGCGTAACTGCTTTACTGTTTTTTGTTCTAGTTCTGCTTTATTGAATTGCATAATCATGCTCCGATATGGATTTGAATTATCAGCGCTTTGCGGAGCGCCGCCGCGTTGCTGATCAACGCGAAACAATACTATAAACGATATGCCAAAAGGCACGCAAGCTTTTTTTTGCAACTTTTATCAAACTAGCATGAAGAAAGCGCATAAAAGCAGAATACGTGCGGGTTGATCATGGTTGATGAAGGAGCGCGCGTGCGGGTGAAATAATTGTTTTTGTCTTGGCGCATTTCCAAGCAGCAAAACCGGCGCGCACCGGACAGCTAGTCCGATATGATCGCAGCATCATCAATGCCTAGCATGCAACAGCGCAAGAATGAGCGCATCCAGGATGCTTGACAGCGCACCGCTGGATGAATTAATGAAACAGCTAGCAGGCCAGCCAAACAGCCAGCCAGCCAGGGAGCCAGCAGGCCGCAAACCGTTGCAAATGCTAGGCTGCCGGCTGCTAGGGGGGCCTCAACAAAATGGACCGCGCGATGTTGTAGGTTGTCCCACTCCCACATTCGGGGGCGAAAAACACGCGCACACCACAACCAGGAATGTCAAGCAAGCCTACACGCACCAGCACCGAAGTTTTAGAAGAAGCAATGCAGATGCCGGTAGAGGATCGCAAGCTTCTAGTAAATCCGAATGATCGCGCAAAGATGCAAAAGATGAAGCGCGCGATTCAGGATCAAGTCTCAGCAGATTTAGGATTATCAGCGAAGCAGATGCTGGACAACATCAAGAGTTTAGCACTGACAGGAAAATCAGAGGGCGTGCGCCTGAAGGCCAGCATGGATTGGCTGGATCGCGCAGGCTTTAAGCCAGCGGAGCGCATTGAGCATACGAAGGTAGCGCGCACGGTAGAACAGATTGAAGCGGAACTGGTTTCGATGCTAGGGCGCGAGACAGCAGATTTACTGACCGGCAAGCGCAAGATCATAAGCCGGCAGGATATTTCAGAGGGGGAGGTAGTGAACTGATGACATGAGCGCGAAGAAAAAGAAAACCCCTGCGTGGCAGCGGAAAGAAGGTCAGAAGAAAAGTGGCGGGCTTAATGCGAAAGGCAGGGCGAGCTATAAGAAGCAAACTGGCGGCACGCTGAAGCCACCGGCTCCGAATCCGAAGAGCAAGAAAGCGAAGGCGAGGAAGAAAAGTTTTTGTGCGCGCATGCAAGGAATGAAGAAGAAGCTGACTTCCAAGAAGACGGCGCGCGATCCTAATTCACGAATCAATAAGGCGTTACGCGCCTGGAAATGTTGACATGGCTAAGAAACTATCACCGAAGCAGAAGAAGATTGCTTCACAAGCAGCACCTAAGAACAAAATCACAGGAGCGGATTTCAAAAAGCTTCGCTCCAGAAAGAAGAAGTAATGGCGAAACGTGGATTGTACGCGAACATACATGCGAAGCGCAAAAGAATCAAAGCTGGTTCGGGTGAGAAGATGCGCAAGCCTGGATCTAAAGGCGCGCCATCGGCAGCCGACTTTCGCAAAAGTGCTAAAACAGCAAAGAAAAAACCTAAACGCAAATGATGCTCCCTGACCCAAGAAAGGAATCTATGGCATACGGAAAAGCAATGAAGAAGAAGAAAGTTCCTGCTGGAATGAAACCGATGCGCGGGCGCAAGAAAAAGTGATCAACGATCCTTCTGCTAACCGCATATCGGATGACACGCTCAAGGGTCAAGTAGCAGAACTCTTGAGCGAGCGCGCAGAGATCCTGGAAACCAACAAGCTGCTAGCATACGCGCCGTATGACTATCAGCGGAGTTTTCATGGTGCAAAGGATCAGACGGCGAAGCATGCGCGCCAGCGAATGTTGATGGCGGCAAACAAAGTCGGCAAGACGTTCTGTGGTGCTGCGGAGATGTCGTATCATCTCACTGGCTTGTATCCAGAGTGGTGGGAAGGAATTAAGTTTGATCGGGCTACGCTGGCGTGGGCAGCAGGAAACACTGCATATAACACGCGCGATATTGTTCAGGCAGAGCTTCTAGGTGAACCAGGAGATCCAGAAGATTTCGGCAAGGGCGCAATTCCGAAGGAACTGATTGTGCGCACGGATCGAAGTCCTGGCATTCCGAATGGGCTTAGTGCTGTGATCGTGAAGCATACAAGCGGAAAACATTCCAAGTTGTTCTTCAAAGCCTACGAACAGGGCAAGCAAGCATGGATGGGTAAAGCCGTGGATGTGTGCTGGCTGGATGAGGAACCACCGCAGGATATTTATTCACAAACGCTGCGTGCGACCTTGAAAACCGGTGGGATCACCTACATGACGTTTACGCCGGAGAGCGGAGTCACGGATGTTGTCAGCCAATTCATGAACGAACTGCGACCTGGGCAGGCACTGTTCCAGGCGACATGGAATGATGCAAAACATCTTTCAGAAGAGATCAAAGATGAAATCCTTGCAGCACTACCGCCGCATGAGCGCGAGATGCGTTCAAAAGGAATTCCGATACTTGGCAGCGGTCTGGTGTTCCCTGTGCCGGAAGATCAGATCATCACGCCTTCTTTTAGCATTCCAACGCATTGGGCGCGCATTGCAGCAATTGATTTCGGGTGGGACCACCCTACTGCTGTGGTGTGGCTTGCCCATGATCGTGACAATGATTGTGTTTATGTCGTTGATGCTTATCGTGTCAGCGCAGCTACACCGGTGGTTCACGCGCAAGCTATCAAGGATCGAGGTTCCTGGATTCCGGTGGCTTGGCCGCACGATGGCATGCAGGCAGACAAGGGTAGCGGAACTCCGCTTGCGGCTCAGTACCGCCGTCTGGGAGTTGAGATGCTGGGCAAGCACTTTGAAAATCCCGAAGGTGGGCTTTCGATAGAACCTGGGATCATGGAAATACTTCAGCGTTTGCAGTCAGGCAGGCTCAAAGTCTTTAACCATCTCGATCAATTTCTTCAGGAATACCGTCAATATCACCGGCAGGATGGTAAGATCATTAAGAAGAATGATGACTTGATGTCAGCAGCACGCTACGCAATTCAGTCTCTTCGCTATGCGCGCACGCTTTCGTTTGAACCACGGCCGGAGTTTGCGATTGGCGCGCAGGAATGGCAACCCTTTGAAACCCAGCTAGCATCATGAGTTTACTGACCAGGATTTATAATTTAAAAGCAAAGTACCGCGAGACTTCCGGTGCGATCAATACGGAGCGCGCAGCATTAGGTGATATTATGCGCCAGCGCAGTCAAGCCGTAACGAAAGCAGAAGGTTTGATGAGTGATTACAGAAGCGGTAGAAGAAGTCTTGTTGAAACCTACGGCACTCAGGAAGACATCGATTCCTACAGCGATGATACGGATTTAAGTGGGATGGCCCAATCATTTTATGATCGTAGATACGACCAGTTTAAGCAGACTGAAGGATACGGTGCTTTTGCAGATTACATGTCTTTTACGGAACGCATGCTAAATAAACCATCTGGCTTTAATTCAGGGCTTTTGATGCAGCAATATCGTGAAAGGGCAAAACAAGGCATCGCAGACTTTAACAGAATTGTTTACAACCCTTACCAAGAACTTACTGCTAAAGCAGAAGACCTTTCCTCAGTTTTTCAAAACTATGAATCTGCTGCTTCTGAAGTAGAAGGTTTTGATTCAGACATCAGTGCTTCGCAGCAGCGACTTGAAAGTTTTGGCGCTTCGCAGCAAGAGATCCAGAGCATGCTTTCTTCAGCACAACGTCAATACGGTTTATCAGTGGAACAACGTAAACGTGGAACGCGCGGCAACGTGCAGCGGCGAACCGCGCTCACCAGCAGATCATCTTTCGCATAGGAGTCACCATGAGCATGTTTTCAGATTTTATAAATAGAGCTACAAGTCAAACCGGTGGTTACCTAGCAGCCCGCACCGGCTTTGATGGCAGGCCGCCGACTTTACCGACACCGAATCTTCCTACACCGAATGACCGCAATTTATTCAATGTTGCCTTAGAGGGTTTTTCTGGGCGCATGTCAGAATTAACAGGACCGGATTCAGGTTTAATGCTTCTAGGAAACAATCTCGCAGAAGCAGGAAAAGGTTTATACAGAGGAATTGAAAATCCTGAAAAAACATTTAACGAAAGCTTTGGCGGCGGTAACTATATGAACCGTCTTGGAATGGGCAGCGGTGATGATGACGACAGCGGCAGCAGTAGTTCATCTGCTGGTTCAGGTAGCGGCAATAACACACCCACCAGCACCACCGACCTAGCACAAAACGATGCCGAAGAAGAGCGTGCGCGACTAGATGCGATCCGGCGCATGCTTGCAGGAAGATACGGCCGCGCAGAAACGAACTTAACCGGCGGTGCAGGATACGGAAGCGGAAGCGGCCGAACCATCGGAGGATATAGTGGTTAATGACCCGCAAGTGCGAGACTTCACCAAGGAACTGGTCACGGAGTTTCAGCAGCTAGAAACCGACCGGCGTAATTGGGAAAACTACTGGCAGGAGATTAGCGAGTACATGCTTCCCAGGCGTGCTGACTTCATCTCCGAATACTCACCTGGAGAGAAGCGCCGCAACAAAATCTATGAAGGAACTGCGGTGCGCGCGCTGACAAGGTTCTCCAGCGGCATCCATAACACCCTGACCAATGCCAGCATCCCCTGGTTCCAGTTGACGGTTGAGCGTGATCTGATGCAGGACCGGCAAGTGCAGCTATGGCTTGAAGAAGCACAGCGGCGCGCAGCCATGTTATTCAATTCACCAGAATCCAATTTCCATCCCGCCGCACACGAATATTACAGTGACCTGGGCGCATTCGGAACTGGTGTGATGATGGTGCTAGACATGCCTGGGCAGGGTCCGATGTTCCGTACTTTCTCCCTTGCAGAATGCTATCTCCAAGTCAATTACTTGGGGCGCGTGGATACCGTGTTCCGCAAAATCAAGATGACGGCGAAGCAGCTTGTTGAAGAGTTTGGCATTGACAATCTTTCTGAATCGGTAGTCAAAGCATTTACAGACGGCAAACAGTATGAAGAATTTGAGTGCTTGCATGTCGTCAAACCTCGGAAGGAGCGTGCATTTGGTGATCAGTCTGCGATGAACATGCCGTTCATGTCAGTCTACATCTGCCCGCTCAAGGAAAGTCACATCGTTAACATTTCCGGCTTTGAAACTTTTCCATACGTGTGCAGCCGCTGGGAACGGAACAGCCAAGAAATCTATGGGCGCGGGCCTGGGATCGAAGCACTAGCAGATACCAAGATGCTCAACAAGATGGAAGAGCTAGGATTGAAAGCGCTTGCCAAACTGGTTGATCCTCCGCTGATGGTTCCTGACGATGGATTTCTTTCACCGATACGAACCACTCCAGGCGGTTTAAATTTTTTCCGCGCAGGCTTGTCTCCGAATGACAGGATCATTCCTTTACAAACCACAGGCCGGCCGGATCTGAATGAAGCCAAAATGGGCATGGTGAAAGATTCAATTAACCGTGCATTCTATCTCGATATGCTGGAGCTTCCTGGGCCGGTTGCGCCCGATGGTGATGTGCTGCGTTTTAGTGCCACCGAAGTCAACCAGCGCCAGCGGGACCGTCTTAGCATCCTGGGACCGATTGTCGCACGCCAGGAAGTTGAGTTTCTGGGACCACTGGTTGAGCGCACACTGAACATCATGATTAAGAACCGGATGCTTCCAGACCCCCCAGAGGCCCTTGTGGAAGCAAACTTCAACATTGAGTACACTAATCCGGTTGGGATTTCGATGCGAACCGGCGAGCTTACCAGCGTGAGCGCGCTGATCCAGTTTCTGATTCCGATGGCGCAGATCGATCCAAACATTCTGCGCAGGCTCGATACTGGTAGAGTTGCATCACTGGCGGCTGAAATACTGCGCGTGCCACCTTCTGTTTTCAAAACTGACGAAGAGATTCAGGAAGAAATCGAAGCAGAAGCAGAACAAGTGGCGCGACAGCAGCAGCTTCAAGAACAAATGGCGGTAGCGCAAGCCAACAACCTTATATCGATGGCAGACCGCAATCGCTCACAAGCATCATTAGCTAATGCTAAAGCGGCAGGAGAAGGAGCGTAAAGCGCTCTATGAACGTGTCTTTGACACGGAAGATGGCAAAAGCGTGCTGTCAGATTTATGCGCGCGCAACTTCATCTTCAGTCCTTGTATGGTTGCGGGCGATCCGTACCATACGCATTTCAACGATGGCAGGCGCTCTGTAGTAGCGGATCTGCTGTCATACTTAAACATCAGCATCGCTGACCTGGAACGCATGGAGCGAGAATCCTATGAGCGAAGTAGAACAAACCTCGACAACGAATACTGAAGTAGCACCGGAACCTAGCACCATCTTAGGTGGTGGAGGACAACCCGAACCTACTGGAAACTTTGATCCGACCACGCTTCCTGGCGAGTTGGCAAACGAACCTAGTCTGCGTAACTTTGACAGCATCGAAAAGCTGGCAAAAAGCTACGTTCACGCGGTTCGCAAGCTAGGCGCACCAGGAGAAGAGCTTGTCCGAATCAACGGTGAATCCGACAAAGGAGAAATCTATAACCGGCTAGGCCGGCCTGAATCTCCAGACGGATACAGCTTTGATGGTGAGACACCGGATCATTTTAAGAAAACCGCACACGATATTGGATTAAACCAAGATCAAGCAAACAAACTGCGGAGCTATCTGGTTGACATTGCACAGCAAGATGACAAGAGCGTGCGTGATAATTTCGACAGGCAACAAGTCGAGTATCAGCAGCAGCTTCAGCAGGAATTTGGCGGTGACTACAACAAAAACGTGGAGCTAGCACGGCGCGCATTCTTGCGCTACGGCGATGCAGACACAGTACAGTTTCTGGAACAGTCCGGCTTGGGCAACCATCCTGGTCTGATCAAAACCTTCAGCAAGATCGGCCAAGCGCTTTCTGAAGATGGTTCTGTCATGCTTGGCACAGGCGAGCAGCTAGGCGGCATGTCGCCAGCCACGGCAAGCTCAACGATGGAAGACTTGCGCGCAGATGCAGATTTCATGGAAGCGTATCGCGATGCGTATCATCCGAAGCATACTGAAGCTGTAAAGCGCATGCAGGATCTTTATCAATACATGGGTTAAATGATATAATTAACCTAAGAAATTCATCCACCTTGCTTGCCTAGCATAGCTTGAGGATAACGCGCGAGCGCCCAAGTAGCTAGCAGGCCGGAACCCCACTTTTCGGGATAACTCCAATTGTTACGCAAGGGATCAAAACCTTTGTTTTTGGAGTTATTCCATGTCTACACAGATTACCACTGCATTTGTTAAGCAGTACACGGATAACGTGATGCTGCTAGTGCAACAGCAAGGTTCGCGTTTGCGAAATGCTGTGCGCTTAGAAACCGGTAAAGTCGGTGAAGAAGTCTTCATGGAGCGTATTGGAAGCACCAACGCGCAAGAAGTTACTTCACGCCACGCGGATTCTCCGCTCATTGATACCCCGCATGATCGCAGGCGCGTAGTGCCGAAATCATACGATTGGGGAGATTTAATCGACAATTCCGACAAACTTCGCATGTTGATTGATCCAGCATCACCTTATGCCGTCAACGCAGCCTATGCGATGGGAAGAGCAATGGATGATCTGATCATCTCTGAAGCACTTGGAACTGCTTTCACTGGAAAGTCTGGTTCAACTTCTCAGACACTTCCCGCAGGGCAGAAAGTCGCCGTTGATTTCGCCGCCTACGATTCAGGTTCAGGCGATAGAGGTTTGACCATCGGCAAGCTAATCGAAGCAAGAAGGATCTTAGGATCTGGAGAAGCAGACGATTATGATATTGGTGGTCGCCCGAATATGTTCGTGGTTGCAAATGCCAAGCAGTTGGCAAAGCTTCTTACTGACACTTCATTAGGTGGAACTTCTGGTTCAGGCGGCATCAGTGCTGCTAGCGCTGACTTTAACAGCGTGCGCGCCCTGGTAGCTGGTGAACTCGACACCTTCATGGGTTTCCAGTTTATCAGAAGCGAGCGGATCACCACTGATGGAAACAGCGATGACCAAGTGATCGCATTCCACCGTGACGGCATCGGCCTTTGTCTTTGGGAAGATGTGCGCGCGAGAATCACAGAGCGGGCTGACAAGCGATTCAGCACCTACGTCTATCTGAACATGACCATCGGATCGGTGCGATTGGAAGAAGAGCGTGTGGTTGAAATTGCTTGCGATCCTTCTTAATTAACCACTAGCCACTAAGGAGTCTTATGGCAAATTTATACGGTGTAAACTACACCGCTCAAGATCCCGTTGCGGCTGGAGACACTAGCGGCGCTCTTGCTGCTAACATCGATGTCGCAGAGTGGGGTGGGCGTGTGCGTGTGTGCTACGATTCATTCACGGCTTCCGGTGCTACTGGAGCTACGGATGTAATCTACCTTGGCAAGATCCCGAATAATGCCACCATTCTTTACGGTGTCATGATTCACGACAACACCAATGGATCTGCAAAATATCAAGTTAAAGTCGGCTCTACAGAGTTGCGTGCTTCTGCAACAATGACAGCAGATACTTTGACTTTGATTACAAAGCAAGCATCCATTGCTTCTAAAACCACTGCTTTGTCAGATGTAACGGTCACTCTTGCTACTGCTGCTCTAGCAGATACCAAGAGCATTAAGTTGATGATCTATTACACCATTGACTAAGCAGCACTATGGCAAGCGTAGTTGATATTTGTAATATCGCTTTGAGCAATCTGGGCGACCAGAAAATATCTAGCTTGTCGGATGCCAACGAGCGGGCCAGGGTCTGCAATCTCCGGTACGATGATGTCAGAGATTCAGTCCTGCGCTCGCATCCTTGGTCATGCGCCATCAAGCGCACCCAGCTAGCACGTAACGACACCGCGCCAGTATGGGGTTTCGATTATGCTTATTCGTTACCTAGTGACTGTTTGCGCGTTCTTGACGTTGAAGAATGGGAGACACCATTCCGCATCGAAAACGGCAACATTGTCACCGATGCAGAAAAAGTTCTTCTTAAATACATCAAACAAGTTCTTGATCCCAACGAATTTGACAGTCTGATCATCCAGGCGATTGCGCTGAAGCTCGCATCAGAGATCGCAGAATCTTTGACCGGCAGACCGGAACTGCGCAACAACATGCTTTCCAAGTTTCTCAGCGTTGTTGCAGAAGCGCGTTCCATCGATTCGGCAGAGCGTGCGAATGTTGACACCCTTTGGAGTGATGTTTTTCTTGAAGCAAGGAGATAGATGGCGCGCATTCAGAGCGTTCAAACCAGCTTCGCAGACGGTCAAATCAGCCCGCGCATGCAGGGCTATGTCGATCTTCCTTCATACCGTACCAGCTTAAAAACTTGTCAGAACTATGTTCCTTTGCCGCAAGGTTCAGTTGCGCGCAGGCCAGGATCGTTCTTTGTTTCTCGATCTAAAGATAATGCTGCGGTTCGTTTAGTTCCTTTCAACTTTGGAAGCGGCCAAAGCTATATCCTGGAATTTGGTAATAACCATATCCGGTTTTACAGAGAAGATTCTATTGTCACTACCGATGCGACTACAATCTCCAGCTTCAACCACAGCACGAACACCATCACGGTTGCGAGCGGAACTTCTTTGAGCGTGGGCGATGATATTTATTTTACAACCACAGGAACGCTTCCAGGCGGGCTGCTGACAAATCAGCGGTATTTCATAAAAACCAAGAGTACCAATGACATAACACTTTCATTGGCTGACAATACGATTGGAGCAGCACTGGATTTAACTTCAGCAGCCGGTTCTGGAACGCACACCGTCAAATCTGTTTATGAACGGTCAACTACCTACACCACATCACAGATTGATGATCTGTTCTTCACGCAGTCTGCGGATGTTCTCTTCATCGCACACCCTGACCACAAGATTGCAGAACTGAAACGCCTAGCAGATACGAACTGGACACTCACGGATCTGACTTTGAAAGACGGTCCTTATCTGCCGCTGAACACAGAAGATACTACCCTGACAGTCGCAACCAGCATCAGCAGTAATTCAGATCGCGGGCTGATTGCAGAACTGGAAAACACAAACATCGATGCTTCTGGGAACAAATTTAAAATACCGAATCATGGACTTGTTGATAACAGCTTGGTTTGCTTTGACGGTGCTGATCTACCTGACGGGATCGCTGCTTCTACTGACTATCACGTAATCAATGCCACGCTTGATGAATTTCAGGTTTCTTTAAGTCAAGGCGGTGGAGCAGACACATTTACTGATGCCGGCACAGGCGCAAGAAAACTTTATTATAAAGAATACGGTTATGAGCTTGTCGGTGAAATGTCGAAAGATGGGCCTAATGTTAGCAATAACTTTTTTACTTTAATCAACCACCCGCTTGTTAACGGTCAGCGTGTTTTTTATCTAGGCGGCTCTGGTCTTAGTGGTGTTTCTCCAGGTGAAGGTAACGAATATTTTGTCATTGG